TTACAAAATATTCTGTCTTAGGATAAAATTTTCTATCTAAGATCAGTTTAAATCCTGTTGGTTCTAAATAATTTTCATTTATATTATAAACCATTTATATCTCCTATACAGCAAAGCTTTCACCACATCCACATGATGCAGTCGCATTAGGGTTTACAACCTTTAAATATGATCCGCCAAGCTCTTCTACGTAATCTATTGTACAACCAAATACAAACATCTCTGCCATAGGATCTAACCATAGATTTCCTATAGTGGGTTCTTTATCTGTTGTACCCCATTCGTATTGAAAGCCTGAACATCCTCCACCCTTTACATTGAGCGAAACATAAGGTTTACCAACCTTTTTTAAATATTCTTCTGCGTTCTCTGTAAGTTTAATCATATTTGTATTTATACAAAAAAAAGGGCGCCGAAGCGCCCTAGTTAGATAGGTTATCCCTATTCTTATGTGTTTAGGATGTTATCCACACGCATAATTCTGTAGTACTGGTTCTGACGAACTGTACCTAGGCCGTTAGATGATCCAGGTGTGAATGGGTTTGAAGCAAGACCGTATCGTGTCTTGAAACCAATTTTTGGCTGGAATGTATCTTCAGCAACTGCACGCATCATTGTTAATGGTACGTATGGGCAGTAGAAAAGACCGGCGTCGTATGCGTTTGCACCTTTATAACCAACAGTGATATAATCAACTGTTGCATAAGGGTCGATGTACACTTTCATGCGACCATTCAGAGTACCAGCAAATGTGTTACCTGTATCGTCTACATTCAATGTGTTAGAAGCTAGTACTTGTGAGTAGTCTAACATGCCAGTAGCAGCTAGAGCAGAAGCAACGTCTGATGAACATACCATCACGTTACCTTTACCTCTACGAGTATCTTTTGCGATTTGGTTAGCTTCACGATCGATTTGAATGCCGAGACCTTTAAATTTCTCTGCAGACCAACGACCATCAACATCAGTATCAAGATCAATTACACCTTTTGCAGTGATCTGTGCTGATTGAGCACCAGGCTTAGCATGTGCGTTGATCACACGAATAATTTCGCGGTTGATCTCAGCAAGAATCTCAGTTGACAAGATGTTTGCCAATTCTGATTCTGCGTCTAAACCGTGGATCGCTTTAAGATCCTGAGCCAACTCTAATGAGTACTCAGCTTTTAGAGCACGTGACTTTGCAGTCACAGTTTGACGCTCAATGCTGAATGCCATTTCTGCAAAGTCTGTTGAACCAGATGATCCAAGAGCTTCAGCAGAGTCTGTTGCCATAGCAGAACCGTGGTTTGGACCAGGCATAGCCGAGTCACCACCGTAGCTTAAAAGACCTGAACCGTCAGTACCATCAGCAACGTTATTTGCTGGAGTAGCTTGAGTACCAGAGAACTGTGTATCGGCTTCGTTGTAAAGAGCCTCTGTACCACCTTGTGTTGAGTACTTTGACTTCATTGCAAAGATAAGACCTGTTGGACCGTTCATAGGCTGTACAGATGCTAAATCGTGAGCAATTAGGTTTGGAGCAGCACGTCGTACTAGGCTGATCAATACTGGATCCCAGTTATTGATTGAACCGCCAGTTGCGTTTGTTGGTGCAGCTTCGTTTAGTTGAGCGCGTTCTTCTGTAAGAGCACGTTCGGTATTTTCCAACAGAGCAGCAGTTACCTGCTTTCTGTGGTTGTCTTTAATAGAGCCAGCTGTGTCTTCGTTAAGAACAGGGCCCCATTTTTCGACCAAGTTAGAATAAGATTCCATTTCCTTGGATCTCCCTTATTTATTATAGTTTCTGATTGCTGACAAATATGTCGCCATTGTATCAGAAACCTCTTGCGTATCAGCTTCCGCATCAACATCAGTTTCTTCTGCAATGGTTGATTCTACAGCTGGCGCTGCAAAATGTGCTTCTTTGACGGTAGCCACTTTCTTAGTGAAAGTTTCTTCGTCTTCGAAATCGATAGATTCGACAAGACCTGCAAGCTTCTCAGCTTGTGTATCAGGAAGATCTTTAGCCGCTTCAGCTACAATAGCTGCACGGGTATAATCTTCTATTGCCTTGGCTTGTTCTAGCGCTTCTTCTGTACGAGCGTTAAGTGCAGTTTCAAGTTCTTCTACCTGCTCAGATAACTCATCGACTAAGTCGACTTTGCTTTCTGGAACTTCGATATAAGACTCTGTAAATACATCTTTCAGCTTGTTCATGAAAGTTTCAGCGATTTCTGTACGTAAGCCAGTTTGAACTGCCAGCTTGTTGTCTTCCATCCACTGCTCAACTACGTAGTTTAGGTATGAATCTACTTTTTCTACGAGATCAGATTTTGTTGTTGCAATTTCTTCAGCAAGCTCGTTAGCATAGTTCTCTTCTAAAGATTCGATTTCTTCTGCTAATTTTGCTTTCATTGCTGATTCAAATATGATGGTTGTTTTCTCTTTGAACTCTTCTGATAGAGTTGCTTCAGATTCAACTAATGCATCTAATTCACCTTGATAGTCATAAGCAACTTCTGGGTTTTCCATAATTGCTTCATCTTCTAAGTCAAGGTCTTCGTTATGCATTGTTTTACCATACATTGCCATGAGCTGCTTCTTATTCATTTTAGAATAATTTGCATACATAGCTTGCAACATACCTGCTTTTGTTTTCGGCATCGGCATATTTACGCCCTGCTTAGGTGCTGGCTCTGGAGCCTTAGCTGTTTTACCAGCTGCGCCTTTAACAGATGCGACAGATGCGTCTTCCGCATTTTTTGGGTCGTGAGCTTCTTCCACAACGTCCTCGTCATGGAGATCTGCTTCAGTGACCTGATTTTCTAGATCAGACATGCTATTCTCCTTACATGCTCTTTTGTTTGAGTAACGAGAGGAAATTCTTATACTCACGGACCTGTGTCTCATAGAGATCAGTACGTGGAGCTTGTTTAATTTCAGTCTCCATTTTTTCAATTGTCCTGGCTTCAATAATGCCGTTATTCCAAACCCAGTCTACACCTTCCATAATTCCATTAACGAATGCATTCGGTGCTGATGGATCTTGTACGATATCAACCGTATTAAGAATAAAGTCGTTTTTAACGACCGCTGTACCATTACGTTGTTCAAGACTTCCCATACCACGAGTTGACACGCCTAATTGAACGCCGCCTTCGAGCAAACCTTTTACGATCTGTCCCATTGGAGTATCCAGTACTTGTGCCTTACCCATCACATTATTACCTTCAAATTGAAGATCTGTAATTAGATGGGATACCTTATCTAAATTAACTGTTGGGCCTTCCGGATGGTTAAGCTCACCAACAGCTCGTTTAGTATTAACTTGATCAGTGACATATTTGTCAACTGCTTTTTCTAAAATAGCCTTAGGATAAATCCTACCATTACGGTTCTTTGATTCGGCCATAGCAAAAACACCTGATATCAGATATTTTTTAGAGCCGTCCTCTTTTTTCTCCACGATGCATTCAACATCGCTTTCGTTATATTCCGTAATAAGTTTCATTTATCTTAGACCTGTGATAATTATGTTACAGTTATTTATAACAAATTAATCTTCTACTTCTTCTTCTGATGTGTATTCTTCTGCACCGTCTTCAAGATCATCTTCATATTCTGCATCATCGTCTTCTAGATCCAGTTCTAATTGATCTTCATCAGGCTCTTCGCCGTTATATACCTGTTGAGCCAATGCTACTTTCTCAGCATCGAGTGCATCACTAAGTTTAGTGCCTAACATATCATTAAATGTTGTTTGTGCACCAGAAAAGTTCTTTGTTAATATATCATCAACAAACGTTTGCATTGGATTAACCTCAGGCTCTTGTTCAATAGGTGCATCACCATCATATTCTACTAATACTTCAGCTTCATCGTTCATTATCATCTCCTTGATTCTCTGGTTCTTCGCCATTATCGACTTCACCAGACTTTACTTCACCGTCAATTTCTTTTTTAATTCTTTTCATATCTTCATCATCTAACATGAGAATATTTTTCATGGCCCATTCTTTTGAATAGTACTCGCCAATATAGTTCTGAGCTAAATCCATAGTTTGTAATCTTTCACGGATTAGTTCAGCATCTCTTAGTTCAGCAAAATGATTATCATGTGCGTATTCAACAACTAAATCATTTTCCCATTCTTTCCAATCTTCTTCAGCTATGATTCCTTTTAAGATAAGCTGTTTACGAAGAACATCTAAGAAGAGTGCTGAGAACCTACGTCGTAGACGCTCAATAAACTTCTGAAACTTTAATTCATCTCTATTAATCTCTGTAGATCTACCAAGTATATTAGCACCTTGATCTTGCTCAAGCCTTGAAATAGGTACATTAAGAGATTTATATAATCTTTTCTGAAAATATAAAATATCATCTATTTGTCCAAGGTTCTCACCACCTGGTAATGTACTAATCTCAGTACCACGGCCACCTTCTTTTCTTGGTAACCAAAAATCTTCTAGCATTGACATATGCTTACGATCATCTTTCAGTCTACCAGTCGTAGCATCATATACCAACTTATTTCGGTACTGAGTCATAATCTTCTTCATATATTCTTCAGCTTTACCAGTCGGCATATTACCTACGTCGATATAGAATATACGACGTTCAGGTGCACGTGCAAGACGATAGATGACCAATGAGTCTTCCATCATTCTTAGCTGGTTTAATGGCTTCAGTGCTTTCTGAAGATATGATATAACTCTTTTACGATCTTGATCTAATAGACCGGATGTAACATAACTCACAGCATCCGT